AGTAGCAAACTCTTTATCTTTTGCTTCTTCGACAGACTGCTTCATAGCTTCGTTCTCTGCTTTGGCAACAGCTAAATCTTCTTTGAGATTTGTGATCTGCTGTTCCAAGATGCTATTGTTGTCTGACATTGATATATCTCCTATAGAAAAATTACTCATGTCTTCGTTAATAATGAAGGATCGACTCTTCTCTAATATAACACTTCTGGGATTAGCTGGATTAGATACTAATCCTTTTCCAGAAAATGCGATATTTTTAAGAGCTCTACCAACGGTATATCCTTCGTACTGTCCTTCGCCACCGTAAGCGCGTAAATGTTTGGTTAGGAATGAAGATTCGTCAGATCTTGCGACAACATGATTATTTCCTTCGGGGCCTATGAGGGCATAATCAAAGTCGGAGAAAAGACACTCCATTGACACAAACCATTTTCCTTCTTCTATCTCAGCGATAATCTGTGACATTCTCTCCCTGTTCTCTGGATCAGTCCAACTATTATATAGAACTGCTTCAGTGATAATGTCAAAATCTTTAGGAGATTCATCTTGATCTGCTGATATCTTATTTCCTTCTTTGTCTAAAACATAGGAACTAGTAATGTGTCCTATGATATCGTTTTCATTGTGCATAAAATTGAACTGCTTATCTTCTGGTGTACTTCTAGCAGCCCAAGTTGACTCTGGCATGAAAACGTCGTCGTTCTTATTCCAACCTGTGGAAACTAGAACAGACTCCAAATAATACAAATCAATCTGATCTGGATTACTCTTGCCAGCAATGATTTTTTCTATTTCTACAGCATCCTGTTCAGACGCTTTAGAGGCCACTGACGCCGTAGTGCAATAAGCAATAGAAGCTTGCGATTTTACTAGGTCAGCAATGCCGTCGTTAATTTCTTGTTGGTATATTTTCATATGTCTTACCTCTAAAATAATATACACAAAAAGATATAAAAAGTTTATTTTAGACTATTTCAGTGTGTATTCTACATAGGCACTTATTGCATATGTTCTGTAATCATTGATAGCCATGTCCTCTAGCGAAATATTTTTAGAGGTTAGTAACTTCTTAAAATCAATTGGTGTAGCTACCCCTTTGTTGAGTGTTGACTGTATTGTCCTATCATCTATTTCAGACATAAGTTCTACATTTGTAAATATGTCTATCTTGATCCTTTCCAAATCACGAACCTCTGCTTTTGTTATTTGTCTGAGGTTTGTCTTCCCCTTGATTCCTAAATAAGCTTTATTTACAGTATTAGATATTAAGTCAAAGGCTTTATTAGACCACATAATCAATTCAGCTACTCCCGGATTTGACTTTGGGGTTTCAACCCTTTGTTTTCTAGGCTTCGTATCATTGCTGAATTTGGGCCTACCACCATCAGGATCTTTGACCTCATCGTCGTTTTGTTTTTTGACATCCGGAGCAGTAGGAGGTGATTGAGTCTCAGGTAGAGAATCTTGAGGAGGCACTGATGTTTCTAGTCCAACATCTTCAGGTGTCATTTTTCCCTGCTGTAAAGCTATCTTCTCAAGGTCTTGATCGTGCTGTGGATTATGATAAGGGCCAGCTTTATGTGGCGATTTATCTTTTTGTCTATCAGTTATCTCTCTTCTTAATCTTATCTTTTCTACTGAAGGAATTTCTTTGAACCTTTCAAGAACTGTTTCGTGTGATATAATGTCTCTGTCAGCGAGTTGCAGAATTAGATTTTTCTCTGTCGCTTCGTCTGCTAGGCTCATCTGGTCAAAGTGTACGTGAGCAGGTTTTCTAAAACCCATAGCTCTTCTTACAGACTCTATTTCGCCTTCCCAGAATTTTATTAGAAGGTCTCGACCATACTGCAAACGCTCAACTAATGTCTTTAGCGAGATAAAGTTATTCGTAAATCCGCCGCCGTTACCAGCCATTCCCGTAAGCGTCGGAGGAACACCAAGTCCGGCATAAATACTATTGAGCACAGACTGATATTTTTCAGAACCCAAGAACTTATAAACCTGACTATTAGATTCTGTATATGTTAACTCAGGGCCCCAGACTAATTCCATAGTACCACCGCCAACATTACTAGCTAAAATATCTCTCAATTTATTAATGGCGGCCTTATTAGGCAGTATCTTATGGTCTAGATTACCAAGAGTCCATAGTCTTATATTAGATATCGCCCCATCAAGAGCAGAAAGGTCGGCTAGTCTCATTTTTTCTAGCATGATAATATCATCTAAGATAGCATATATCATGGGATTGGCCCACTGGTTCCAATCGTCTTTTTTGTAATAGAATACTTCTAATCTATCGCTTTCTAGTTCTATCTCTCTGTCGCCTCTTTCTACTGCCCTTCTTACTTTAGAGGGAAGGGTCTGCAATATATCAGTAGGGATTCCTGTTTTATTAAAGCTTTCACTTATAGAGTTTTTCACTGTGAAATTTTTTCTACCCAAAAATAATGAGAGATTACCATCTTTTGCCTTAACGGTAAGAGGGTTGAAGAAATTGTATCTCCAAGGTATTCGATTTTTAATTATGTTTGGCATATTGACTTTAATGTCACTCGCCATAGACTTCATAAACTTGCCTAGCTCTGGAGTAACATCAGCATAACTTCTATATAGTAAAACATTCCCAGTCCTATATAGGTTATTCAAAAAGCGTTCAGATCTTTCCTTGCCGTTGACTTTCTTGAACCATTGTCGGAAAAACTTTTCCGCGCTTTTGTTTTCATGCACGAGGTTAATTCCCTGACTACCAAAGTCTCCCATTAGGTCAATCACATTCCTAATTATGCCAACCTTGTCATATGCGTCCATGCACATTTTGATGGCTTTCTTTTGCCTTTGTGGAACTTGCTCGTGTGGTCTGAAGGCATGATAGTCTTGAGACATAAAGCCGGGCCTTACTGACCTGTTGGGCTCGATATCTATGAAGTTTCTATATGTATACCCCTGAGATTTGTAAAGTCCGCCATAGCTTTCAACGTTTTCAGTATGTGACGCAAACGCTTTAGTTTTTTCCGCGTCAGTAGTCCACGTTATCATATTGTCATTTTGCTGGCTCATTTTACTCTTTCTCGAATCAATTGGAATGTTAATTGGAATGTTACAATATTATACACAAACTAGTAGATATCCTTCATGTTGTCAGTAAACCAGTTTGGCCCAACGTACATGTTGTCATCTTGTTTTCTATCTGGACTGTCCATAGTTGCAAAGCCACCATAAAAGTTATACTCTTGTGGGGTTGGTGCTTTCATTATGGTTCTTGCCGCCATGTTTGCCATTATTAAAGATGAATAGCGGTCTTTCCTCATCTTACTTTTCTTTCCAGCTCCTACAACAACTTCTGGTGTGTCCCATCTGTCTCTACCGCTTGCGGTTTGAGTCATCTGTATCATTGCCAGCTCGTCTTTTAGCTCCTCTATATCCATTACGCATTGCTCTAGAGTGTCGAAGAATCTATTCTTCAGCCCGTCCTCTGCTGCGGATATGCCTAAGCTCACAGAATCAAAGAATGGAAAGACAAGGGCCTTATCCTCGAAGTCTTTTCTTAAGCTATGATTTGCTCCTGCTAGCCAATCATACTTTGCAAATTGACACATTTCTAATATGTGCAGTCCTCTTTCGTCGTCAGTGTCTTTTGGTTTATCATAATCTATTACTGGCCATATTTGTACTTCGCCCTCTTTAATCTTATCTAAATCATGAAGAGACTCCATTACGGCTATACCACCACCTTGTGCATCCATAGCAATGTGAACACACGGAAAAAGCCTCATAAGCTCTCTGATTTTTTTAGCACAGTATGCGTAATAGTCAGTCTCTGTAGAATAACCCTGTTTAACCTTGTCTTTGTGTTGTGATCTGTTTGTAGTCCAACAGTGAACAATCCTTCTGTGTTCTGCGTTTAGCTCAATTACTACGATGCTAAAATTATCAACCTCAGATGCCGGGTCAACCCCGAAAACATATCTTTTGTTTGGATCTCCCATTAATTTAGCTTCAAAGT